ATGCTGAAGCGGGTGCCCAAGCCTTGGGGCGCTCTACGGTTGATCGATTTTCAAGTTCGCGTGCAAGTCTGTTTTCTGCCATTTTAGTTCTCCTGTGTCTTCGCAAATTCCCGGGCGTACTGCTCGGGGGTTAAACCTAACTTCTTAGCAATCATTAACTGCGACTGCTTAAGCACTATCTTTTTGGAGGATGTGCTACGCGATGCCGGAGCAACTACTGTGGCAGGTCGTTCGGTGCGCGTAACGGGCTTGCCGCCCCCGTTAGTCGTTTTAATCTCATCCCCGAAATTCTCGGGAAATTTGTCACGTATTGTTTTGTCAATACGCTGGTAATACTCGTCAGTCGTTGCATACGCCTGACCATGTTGTGCAACCAAATCCTCATGCAGTCCTAATGCCAAACTCGTCATCAGTCTGTCTCTACCGAACCAAGGATTTCGCTCTTGCCACGAACTCGCTTTTGGATCTGGTCTAGATACTGGGACTTGCTCTTGGGGACTATTTACAGCAATTTCTTGATTTTGTAAAGAGGGCCTGTAGTTTTTTATCTGCTGGAGTTTGTAGTTAACGGCGGCTAACTGCTCCTGCGCATCCACTACCTTGTCAGAATCTCCGGCCTCATATGCCTCTTTATAGGCACGTTTAGCCATCTCCATCTCAAGTTCAGCAGCGCTTTTTGCCGTGTCTATGAAGGATTTTTCCCCTTCGGTTAACCTAGATTTCAGGCGTTTATTTTCTTCGATTGCCCTTTGAGCAAGGGTAATAGCCTCTTGCTGCTCACGGTAAGCGGCCTCTTTGGCTCGGCGCTCATCGTGCCAAACCTTTTTCATTTGCTTCAGACGAATCTTTACTTTGTCAGAGTAGTCCTCTAACTCGTCTGCCTCTAATTCTTCGACAATTTCCTTGGGAAGGGGTGTCCTACCCCGATCTTCCTCGGGCGTGTCGTCTTCAATTTCGATGTCAACTTCGGGTTTTCCCTTAGCCTCTACTTCATTTTCTACGGGTTTACCCTGATCTTCGCCTTCTATTTCAAACTCAAACTCAGGCTTGCCTTCTGCTTCTTTTGGTAATGGCATGTCTTACTCCTATTTGCGAGAGATGCCACGGGGGTCTTCAACTACACCCTCCACGGAATCGTCGTTGATGATGCGGAACTCACGACCATGAATCTTTAGCCGTGTGCCTGCGTGGGGGCGCACGAGAATAAAGTCCCCTTCCTTACACCAAGGCCCACTTGGGAACCTTGCGGCGTCCTTATAGCAATCCGGCCCCATCTTCACGACAAAAAGGACTGTAGTTAGCAGTTCTTCGTGCTGGAGAGTTAGGTCAGATTTAAGAATCCCGCTTTCATACTGCTCCTCAATGTTGGGAATTCCACACAAAATGCGGTATCCCGAGGGATCCGGTAACTGCTTGGCTTTGCGTTCGTCTGTGTCTGGCAGAGTACTTACTTCACCTTCTTCTGTAGCGATGGCGAGTTCAGTCATCGTCTTTTTCCATCCTTTCCTTTGTTTCAATAAGAATATTGTTTGCGATCAGTAAGCCACGGTAAATGCCACAGGCGTATTGATACGCCCCAAAATCTTTGGCCTTACCTAAAACAGCGTCCTGCTCGATTACCTTCATTTCCTCTCGTATCTTGTCTGAAAGATACTTGAGTAAGTCATTACTCATTTACTCTCCTTATGGTTAGGATTTACTACGAAGCCGAAGAAGTTCTTTGTCCCTCTCCAGTTTGATTCTCTCGTCATCAGCAGCGGCACGGGTAATTATCTCCCCCTGCCTGACTTTAAGATTTTCATCGTCGGCGGCGGCTTTTATCATTGCATTAGCCTCAGCAATTTTCTCTTGAGATTGAATTCTTTGTCGTTCGATCTCTTGTTGCTGCGACTTAAGTTTAGCGTCCGTCTTATCTTTAAGTGCTTTGCGCTGTAAGTCTTGACCTTTAAGTTCAAGTTCCTGCATTTGCATCTGAATGATGGGGTCTTGTGCGACCTGTTGTGCCTGCTGTTGTGCAGCAGCGGCTTGGTTTTGTTGGAGCAATTGCTGGGATGCTTGGGCTACCAAGCGAGATAAGGCAAACTCAACATCCTCTGGAATCGGCTTATCCTCATCCTCAAACGTCGGTATGGGCGCCCCAACCTGTTGCTCAATTTTATTGCGATACATGTACCCAAAGTGCTCGGCGATATGGGCTTGTAGTGCTCCCATCATCTGTTGCGCCATCGGGTTTTGACCAATCATCTGCGCAGTCATTGGATCCTGCATAAATGTCTGGTGGGTTGTGATATGGGCTTCGTGATCCTGATAAGCAAAAGCCTTGAGTGGCTTGCCTTTGATCACATCCATATTTTCTGAGACTGGGTCTCTGGGTTTTTGATCGTCTTGCATTGGTACTAACTTAGCAGCGTTCTTAATGCCCAATACTTCTAGCATCTGCCGATGCAAATAGGGCAGGTCATATAACTGCGGGGCTTGAGCCGCTAACTGCATAACCGCCTGATACTGAACAACCTTCTGCGACATGGTTGCCGCGTTGGGGTCACTGACCGGTATTACATCCACGTCATCATAGTCTGACTGCTTAGCCCGTGGTGGGCCTTCTACCGGCTCATAAGAATATGACTCGGGGGTGTAGTCACGGATTATGGTCTTTAAGAGTTTGAACTCTTGCTTCATCGAATAGTGAATGCGTGCCTGAACAGCACTCATCACCTTCAACGTCCGCTCTAATATAGCCAGCGTTGTACCAACAGGAGACTGGGCACTCATGTCGGATACCTTCAGATCCGCTGCACTAGCGAACCTACGACCTTCTTCAACGATGGTGCCCAATAGGGTATACAACACCTGACTCGGCTCCTTATACGGGAGCGTCATGATGTTATCTTTAATGGTGCCAGAGGCTACGTCTACATCACGGAATTCCGCCGGAGCGATTGGCGTGTCATCTCCCTTAACCCGAAGACCTTTAGTTTTGAATCCTCCGGGGAGATTTGAGAGAGTACCCGCGTCAACAAGTTGGCGAATAAGAGAAGTACCAGACTTGGCAAAAGCGCCAATGAGATGGATAAGACCAAAAGCGTAGAAACCAAATCCCGGGATGTATGAATAATGGACAAAGTGATTGCGCTTTTGTTTAGTATCATCGTCTGGGTTCCAGTTGCGTCGGATTGCTAGAACGGTCTGTGTGCCTTTCTCGATAGTGACAACGTAAGGCAATGCAATACCCGTCGGCTCACCATCCTCGTCTTTGTCCTCATAGCCGGGAAGATCCATATCAACATGCATCTCAAGGATCTTGTACCTGTCGTCAGATGAGGCACGGAAGCCCATCTTCTCAGCAATTTTCTTCTCAACCTCGTCGAATGAGTCAACTGGATCACCAAGTTCTACGTCACGATAAAAGCCTGCCACTTGTAACTTGCGCAGTTCGTTTTCTGTTTTGCGCATGACGTGTGTGACACGCTCTGAGGTCTGGATGTTTGACGCCCCATACGGCACCACAACGTCCTCGGCGGGAACAAACAGAGATACCTGACGCTCAAGCGATGGGTCGTAGTAGACCTTCTTGAACGCATTACCTGCTAATCCTAAGCCCCACAGCATGCGCTCATGCTCAGGCCGGTACTCCACCATGACTTCGGTTAACTGATAGTTCATGTCATCCTTGACACGAATAGCGGCTTCTTTTTTCTCTGGCGTTTCTTTACCGATGATCTGAGTCTTGACTGGGCCTCCCGATGGGAAGGTCTCCATGATGGTCTCGGCTTGGAACTTAACTAGCGCCTCACTTAATAGTGGGTGGTATACACCACAAGCACCGGGCCAAGGCTCTGTGCGCTCTTCAATCTTTAAGCCCAACAACTCTAGGCCATCTACATAAGTCTGCATCCAGTCTTTGCGGCTGGACAGATCTTCTTCAAACTCACCAAGTAAGTCACCGCACAGTTCGGTCAACTCCCCGTCTTCCATGTCCTCGGCGAGGTTAGCGTTGAAGTCATCCTCAACCTCTACTTCCTCAATTTCTAGGATGGGCTGTCCATCGATTCCTATACGGACGGCCTCGGGGTCTTCGATCTCTATCTCAATCCCAGAAAACATATCATCTGGTGGCGGTATTACTTGATCATTTAAACCCAGCGGGGCTTGCCCTAGTGCTTTGTCAATTGCCATATTCTGTCCTTAGTAATAGCCTTCGAAGTGCCTTTTGAACTGCGGGATCTCTTCAGGCTCATCTAAATTAGTGCGTATGTACCCACCCTTACGGAATCTCATCAACGCAAGGGACACGCTGTCCACATAGTCATCATGCTCGCCCGCCGGGAAACTTGCAACCTCATCAATTACTTCTTCAGCCCATTGGGCGTTTGGCGTCCATACTCTACCACTAGCAAATAGGTCTGAAACAGCGTTCAAACGGCTGATCTTGTCGTTACCTTTACTGGGCGTGAACTCTTGCACGGGGATGCCCATTGCCCGCATCTCATAAATCAGGGGTGCCCCAGAAGCCTTTTTCTCTATGATTACTGAGTCTGGATCCCAGTCTTTGTATTGCTCAATAGCCACTTGTTTGAGCCTTGGGAACTCCATGCGCTCCCTAAAAGCGTTCAAAAGTATGATGTTTGCCTGCGACAACCCGGTGTCATCTGGGTGGTAAAACACCCCCCAAGTAGTTAATGCCGAATAGTCGGAGCGCTGGCTCTTCTCAAAGGCCGTATCCCATGCTTGAAGGACAAAGTCACAGTGTGGCGGGTCTTCGTCCTCCCAAATCTGCCACCATTCCCGCTTAACTATGGCTGAACTCTCTGAAACGGGGTTTTGCTGGTACTGGGCCTGCCATTTGCTGTTGGGAAGTTCTTCTTTTAGTGCAGAAAGTTCTTTTAGCGACCAAAACTCAGGCCAAAGTGGGTTGCCAGACGGTAAAAGGGCCGGAAACTCAATGACTTCCCACTCATCCCCACCCCGTTGGGCGCTGGACTTGAGCACCTGACCCGTCAGATCCCGCTTACTCCACCGCGTCATCACTATAACTATGGCACCCCCCGGCTGGAGACGCTGCCGTGGCCCGGATGTGTACCACTCGTAGGTCTTATCGTAAATATCTGGGTTTACTTCCGCCAGCGCCGCCTCTTGTTCCGAGTGCGGGTCGTCAATAATGAGGAGATCCGCGCCTTTACCCGTGACAGCGCCTCCCACACCGATAGCAAAATAGTCTCCACCAGCGTTAGTCGCCCACCTGCCAGCAGCCTTAGAGTCCGCTTGTAACTCAACCCCAGAAAATACTGCTTTATAGCCTTCTTGATCGACAAGATTTCGCACCTTTCTACCGAATCCCACGGCAAGTTCTGCCGTATGGCTGGTCTGAATGACTTTTTTATGCGGGTAGTTCCCTAGGAACCAAGCCGGGAGCAGATAGGAAGCAAACTCAGACTTAGTGTGCCGGGGTGGCATGTTGATAATCAGCCGTTTTAGTTCTCCATTGGCAACCCGCTCGAACGCCCGGGCCATTCTGGAGTGGTGCCTGCCCCCAATAAACGTAGGCCACACCTTTTTAACGAACTCCATAAAGTTTTTGCGGGCCTTTTCCTGCTCTTGCATGCGCTCATAAGCCTCTAACTGCTGATAGACCTTGCGCTTTTCCCCGTCTGGGAGTTGCGGCAGGATTTGCAAGAGGGCTTGGAGTTCAGACAGGGTCGGTGCTTGCATCCGGCTCCCCTTCTTTTGGTGCTTCTATTTCTTTAACACCCAGTTCGGCTTCCAAGTCGTCCACCAGTGGCTCTACGTCTATCGTATTGCTGTGAATTAGGCGGCGGACTTTGTTCCGAATAGCCTCCTCCAGATCCTCGGTAGTCTTATGGATAACCGTGACCTCAGATTTCTCTGAAAAAAGACCCACATCCTGAATCTTGCCAAGCAGTTCTAGAGCCTTGAGTTCGTACTTGGTATCCCCGCAGTCCGCCAAGAGGATAAGTTTGTTTGTAATCACTGTCCGTAACTGGACTGCATCGGCAACTATTTGGTGGTCGTAGGCTTTCAGCATGCCGCCGACTCTAGCCGCAACCTCTGGGGTATTAAGTTCAGCCGGGAGGTTCTTTGAATTAGGGTTCTTACGTAGATCCTCAAAGAGTTTATTAGCAGCCTTTTCGTCCTCGGCGGTCATGTCAAAGCCCATGCCGAGTTCTTGTAAAACCATGGCTGTCGTTGAGGAAACCTCTACCGCTTCGCGCACCGTGGCAGGTGCGTCGTCAATCTCCGCGTCCGGCAATGGGACAGCGTTATCCGGAGTAATTTGGATTGTCGGCATGTATGAAAGCGGTTTGTGGCCTCATTTGTTCCGAACTGTAACACACAAAATAAAGATGTGGGGGACTTGGAAAACCTCCATCGTCAAAGAGGCGCCCCCACGAAAATAATATACCCCCCGGGGGCTTAGAAATCAAAAAGACAAGGGGGGTGTTTCTGTATAACTAGGGTGGGTCTAAGACGGCAAAATTTGCCTAGGGGGTGGGGGCCATTCTGTGGACGCAGTATTGACAGTGCAAAACACTGTGTATGTTGAAGTGCTAGGTACTGTTAAATTTATTTGGGGGTACCGGTGTAGTAGGGGTCGACGTACTAGGATTGAGATGCCGGTAGGGGGTCACAAACTATCGTAGATATATTGAGATGACGGTAGTCGATTCGATTTTATTTTTTGGCGTTTGATTCTTTGGCATAGCGTGTCTGCGCTCGGCGTTGCGCTCCCTGCGCTCGTGGTTGGTCGTGGCGAAAAAATCACACTTGGTCGCTGATTGTGGTATTATGTATTCATCGGATGTCGATGCGTTCGCGTCTACCCGATACCGGACATTCCCGCGTTGCGCGGTTTTGTCCATCTTACGATTGGAGATGTTATGTCTAATGTTCCTTCTGTTGTGGCTGATGCTGTTTCCTCGGTGTTTGTTCTGTCGGCTGAGTTGTCTGAGCAGATCGCGGTCGCGGCTGAGATGGCGGCTGATGCGTCTTTCGATTTCTCGAAGGCGTGCGATTCGGTCGCTGGCGTGTTCAGCGTTCTCAAGAATGACGGGATGCTTAACTTTGAATCTTGGGATGTTGTCGCGTCTAAGTTCAAACAAGTGGCTTCCTCGCGTGCTCGCGATAACGGCGCGATTAATCCTGATGGTGCGGGTCAAGACTGTTGGGATCGGGTTACCAAGCGCAATCGCGAGATCCACGGTCTGACTAAGCCCAAGTCCGAAAAGCCCGAGTCAGTCGAAAAGGCTCAACGGCGCGAAGCGGAGAAGGCTAAGTTACTCGCGTCTGCGGGTGGGCGGTCGGCGTCTGAGTTGAAGGGTGAGATCCGCGCCATGTACGGCGAAGCAAGCGATGAATCTATCGCCAAAGCCAAGTCTCTCGAGAAGGCTCTCAAGGTTGTTGAGAATATCGAGAAGGATTCAGTCTCGGCGCAGATGAAACCGTTGGTCAATGCCGCGAACGATCAGCATAAAAAGGTCATGGAATTCTTGAAAACCAAGAATGACCCGAAGATCCTCGGCGATTACGTGGTGCTGTTGAAGCGTACTCTCGACATTTGGCAGACCGGCAAGTAAACCCTCGGGGGGCTCCGGCTCCCCGTTCTCTAGAAAGGTGTGATTATGAATATTCCTCTGCGTTTTGAATCAAACCCCGATACCCTCTATTGGTATATCAAGACCCACGGCAAGAAAAGGGCTTATTGGCATTTGCGCAATCTTGGCGCGACGCGGTATCAAACTCTGCGTGCGATATTTTTTGCCGTCTAACCAAACCACCGTCTCGGACTGCGTCAGCAGTTCGGG